CCTGGTCCCCCCCTGGATCCCCTGGGCGGAATGCGAACTTTTTTCCGGAGTTTTGACGATGAAAACCGACATTCAAGCTATCGGAAAACGGATCGCTTTATCTCGGACCCGCGTGCCATTCCAGAACCGGCAAAAATACGAAATCGAAGCTGCCGATCATTTCGACGCGATTCAGGAAGCGCTTCAGGCCGGACGCGACGATCGCGCGGCCGAAATCCTGGCCGCCTGGGAAGATCGCGAATACTGGTTGACGACTTCGCCGCGCTGCCATGTTGCGCCGCCGTGCCTGGTCCGCCGCTTGAATGAAACCACCGAACACTTAAACGAACGCCGCCTGGCGGCTTGGAGAAAATTTTAATGCCTGGATCTACGAAAGCCATGCACCCGTCCGGAAAGCTGGAAATCACTTTCACGGAAGAAGATCACGTCTACATGGACGGAAACGCCATCACGTACACGTCGGCGACGACGCTGGTGAAAAGCGCTTTTCCGCCGTTCGACGCTGCGGCAGCTGCCGCCGCGAAAGAAGCGAAGACCGGCAGACCGGCGGCAGAATGGATCGCCGAATGGAACGAGATCGGCCGAAAGGCGTCCGACGACGGGACGCGCTGCCATGAAAACTGCGAACGGCAGATCCTCGGCCAGTATGACCGGATGAATAAGCCGCGCGACGACGCCGAAAGAAAACGTTTCCGGATCGCCTGGCATGAAGTCGAAAAAATAAAGGCCGCCCGATTCCTGAAGCTGGAACCCGAAAAGCTGGTTTTTTCGCCGCGTTTCATGGTTGCCGGATCGATCGATCTACTGGCCCAGAAGGCCCCCGACGATTTCGCCATCATTGACTGGAAATACATTCGGGAGCTGAAGCGCGAGAGTTTCGGCGGCCGCACTGGAAACCACCTGGCGACGGCGGCGCTGCCGGATTGTAATTTCTGGCATTATGCGCTTCAACTGAATATTTACGAACAGATTTTGCGGATCGAAGGCTACATCCCGCCGGCGGCGCGCGTGACGAAGATGCTGAACGTTTACGACGACGCGGCCGACGGTTTCGATCACGTGATCCTGCCGGACCTGGGCCGCGAAGCCGTGCTGCTGCTGGCGTGGAATGTGACGTCCGACAATCTGGAACCGTGCCCGTTTTGACTGTCCCGAATGTTCCTGGCAACGCTGAATATAACATACAGGAGACGCTGAAATGTGTTTTTTCTACGACAACCTGGACTATATCGACAAATGCGCGGAGTTTCACGCACGCGAGATAAACCGCGTGATCCCGTTTTGTGACTACGAAGAAACAAAACAAGACTTGATGCTGTACGTTTGGAGATACAGGGACCAATACCGCACAAAGCGCGCTTCCACGCATACGTTCATTAGCGCCTTGATAAAGACAAAGCGCCGCCGGATCATAAACTCGTTTCGACACAAAAGAACCCTTCAGACCGTGCCGCTGAACTATGCCTAAAGACCCGATCAGAGAAAACGAACTGCCAATAGGGACAAGACAAGAGCTTGCCGCGTTCGACATTCGCGAGTACATCGAAAGACTGGCGGAACCGGAACGCACAATGTGTTTTGCCGTGATCGTCGAAGGCCGGAAGACAAAGGAAGCGGCGGAACAGCTGGGCGTCCATCCAAAAACCATTCTGCGCCACGTCCGGCGCGCGCTGGCTCCACTTGCCAAGACATACGGTATCACGGCGGCCGACAAGTTTCTCGTCGATCAGAAGGGGCAAAGCGCGCAGAAGACGCGGAAGGGCGGGAAATGATGAATTTTTCAAAAATTGTAAAAGGTACTACCCCGACCCCCCTCGGCGGGTCCACCCACGGGGAAGTAGTCGGAAAATTTGACACACTTTCTTTTTTTTGCAAGGGGACCCCCCGACGAGGAAAAAATGCAGAAAATCAAAATTGAGTTTGACCCGGACGAACTTTTCGACACGATCGAAGATACCGAGCAGGAAATCGAAGCGAAGGCGCTGACGATTACGAATCAGCATTTGTTCCACCGGCTGAACAGCGAACGGATGCTTGAAGAGATCCTGCCGGACGACGTGCAGATCGGCGCGTCCTACCACTTCATTTCCGGCGGCGACGTCGATTCCTTTTCGTTTCTTCAATGGCTGCTGCGGAAAACGCGGCTGAAACGCTGCTTGTGCTCCACCTGGTGTATTTCCAAAGTTGACATAGAGGAATTCCACCGACAAATCCGCCTGGGCCGGATCGCTCAAATGGATTTTTACGTCGGCGAGATCCTGCCGAAAAGCTATCCGGAAGAATACGCCCAGATGGGCGAGATCGCACGGGACAGCGGCGGCCGCCTGGCAGTTTTCAGAAATCACAGCAAAGTAATGGCCGGAATAGGCGAAAAATTTTCGTTCGCGATCGAATCGTCGGCGAACGTGAACACGAACCCGCGAACGGAACAGACCGTCGTGACCATTGATCGCGGAATCGCCGATTTTTATTTCTCGTTTTTCGACGGCATCATATCATTCGACAAGGACTGGCGAAATGGCGAAAATCAAACTGACCGCCTTGACGGCTGAACAGCTTGCCGTGATTATGAAGCGCACGGGATCCGCTGCGGGCGTCGAAGAAAAGATCGCGCGGGACCTGGCCGACGGCCTGCCGACGAATCCGGACGGAACGATCGACGCGATCGAATATGCCGCCTGGCTACTGAAAGAAAGGGCGCAGCATGATCGACCCGAATAAAATGACCCCGAAACAGGCGGCCGAAACGTTCGGCACCGACGAAGGCCAGATCCGGCAGTTGTTGAAAACGGCGAGGATCGCCGGAGACGCAAAAGGGAAGACCGTTTCGCTGCTGAAGTTGCTTTCCTGGCTGATCGACAACCGCGACCGGACGGCCGCAGCACCGGCGAAGAGGAAAAAGAAACTGAACGCCGTGCGGACATACGAAGAGATCAAAGAGGCGGCACGGAAACGCAGCGCTGACGCTTCAATGACGGGGCGTGACATTGGAGAGATCCCCGCAGTCGTGGACCCCAAAAGGAAAAAACGCTGTCGTCGAAATCTGAAGCTGTTCCTGGAAACATACTTCCCGCAGAAATTTTATATGGGCTGGTCAAAAGACCATCTAAAGGTGATCGCGAAGATTCAGACGTCCGTGCTGAAGGGCGGGCTTTTTGCGCTGGCCATGCCACGTTCGACGGGCAAAACGACGATCTGCGAACGCGCGGCAATCTGGGCCACTGTTTACGGCCACCGAAAATATGTTGTCGTGATCGGCGCAACGGAAGACGCGGCACTGGATAACCTGGATGAAATTAAGCTGGAAATCGAAAGCAACGAACTTTTGATGCAGGATTTTCCGGAAATCTGCTACCCGATCCGGAAGCTGGAAGGGATCGCGAACCGCTGCAACGGCCAGACGTGCCTCGGCGTCCGCACCCGTATCACATGGACCGACGGCGAAATCGTGCTGCCGACAATCACGGGATCCGTTTCGTCGGGAATCGTGATTGAAGCGCGCGGAATTACCGGCCGTTTGCGCGGCATGAAAGCGGCCGTCGCGACCGGAGAAAGCCGACGTCCCGATCTGGTCCTGATCGACGACCCCCAAACGGACGAATCCGCATCATCACCGGAGCAGAACCGGAAGCGGCTGCGTATTCTGTCCGGCGCGATCCTGGGGCTTGCCGGTCCTGGCGTGAAAATATCCGGCGTCATGCCGTGCACGGTGATCCGGCCTGGTGATATGGCCGACGAAATATTGAATAAGGACAAACACCCCGAATGGAACGGTGAGCGCTGCCGCCTTTTGATCTCTTTTCCGAAGAACATGGAACTATGGCAAAAATACGCGGAAATCTGGGCCGATTCACTGCGCGACGACGGATCGATCGACGCGGCCACGCAGTTTTACCAGGAGCACCGAAAGGAAATGGACGACGGGGCGTGCGTTTCCTGGCCGGAACGACACGAACCGGACGAGGCCAGCGGGATCCAGTATGCTATGGACCTTTATTTCCGCGACCGCGACACGTTCTGTTCCGAATACCAGAATGAACCAGTTTCGGACGACGACGCCGAAACGGAGAAAATCACCGTCGAAAACGTGTGGGCGCGGATGAACCACCGGCGACGCGGCGACATTCCGGCCGAAGCCGAACACGTTGTCGTTTTCGTTGACGTCCAGGGAAAACTTTTGTATTGGCTGGCGGCCGCATTCGCCGACAATTTCACCGGCTGGGTAATCGATTATGGGGCTTACCCCGACCAGAAACGGCGTTATTTCGCGCTGAAGGACGCGCAGCCGAGTTTCCGGCAGTTATATCCGAATGCGGGGCTTGAAGGCGCGATTTATTCGGCGCTGACGGATCTGACCGGCGACGTTCTGGCGCGAAAATGGATCCGCGAAGACGGGGCCGAAATGTACGTCGAACGCTGCGTCATAGATTCCGCCTGGGGCGATTCCACAAAGACCGTTTATCGTTTCTGCAAGGAATCACCGTTCGCGCGGATCCTGCTGCCGTCGAAGGGACGTGGGATCACGGCGGCACAAAGGCCGTTTTCCGAATATCGGCGTGAAACCGGCGTGAAGCTGGGATTTAACTGGCGAATCTTCCGTATTCGCGGCCAGCTTTCCGCCCGTCTTTTTGAGTACGACACCAACTTTTGGAAAAGTTTTTTTCGATCGCGGCTTTTCACGACGGCGGGCGACCCTGGATGCTTGACAATCTTCGGATCCGACCAGGAACAACACCGCCTGATCGCGGAACACTGGTCCGCCGAAGTTTCGACGCCGACGCAGGGCGGCGGCCGCCGCGTCGATGCCTGGAAACTGATTCCTGGCCGCGAAAATCACTGGCTTGACGGAATTGTTGGATGTATGGCAGCCGCTTCGACGCTGGGCTGTGAAATCGACTATGGCCGGAAGGACGGCCAGAAAACGCCGATTCCGATTCCCGCACCGGCGCAGCTGCCGAAAAAAATCGTGCCTGGAAAACGAATTTTGCCGCATAGATAGAAAATTTTTTGTTTTTGCTGTCCCGTTTTCGCATTTTGAGCGCGAATATAAAAGACGAAAACAATTTTTTCGAGGAGTTTTATCTATGGCAGCAAACACCGAACGCGAACGCGTGAAGACCATCAAGACCGACGGCGAAGAGGTCACTTTTTTTAATCCGGACCAAATGGCCGAGAAGGAAGAGTGGGATCTGAAAAAGGCGGCCGCCAAGAACCCGTTCGGGAAACTGGCTATGGCCAGAATTTCGACGCAGGGGCCGGAACGATGAAGACGACGACGCGTTATATTCCCGTGCGGGCGTCGTTCGATGCTGCCAGCAGATCGTCGGAATCCATGCGCCACTGGCGCGGCGCTGACGCTTTGTCGGCCGACGCGGCGCTGGCTCCTGACGTCCGGAAGATCATTATTTCGCGTGCTCGTTACGAAGTCGCCAATAACAGCTACGCGGAAGGCATTTTGTCAACACTGTCGGAAGATTGTATCGGCACGGGACCGCGACTTCAGCTTTCCCCGCCTGGCTATCTGGACGAAAACGAGACGGCCGAATGGGAAAAGCGCTTGGAACGTCGCGAAAGACGCTGGAAAAACTGGTGCAAGGCCGTCGGGCTGTGTGAGAAACTGAAGATCGCCCGTCGTGCGAAAGCGCAGGATGGCGAAGTCTTCATCCGCAAAGAGATCAACCCGAAGATCAAGGGCTTTGTGAAACTCGACTTGACGCTGTTTGAATCCGAGCAGATCGGGACCAGCAATTTTTCATTCGTGCCAGAATATTTCGAAAACGGGAACCCGAAGGAAGTCGACGGGATCCTGTATGATGAATACGGGAATCCGACCGAATATCGTTTCTGGCGTATTCATCCTGGATCCGTCGGTTTCCGTTCGACGCTCGAAACTTACACCGTGAACGCAAAAGCCGTTATTCATTATGCGAATATCATTCGTCCGGGCCAGCACCGAGGCATTTCGGAAATAGCGTCCAGCCTTCCGATATTCAACGATCTGCGGCGCTTCACAAATGCCGTTTTGGCCGCAGCGGAGACGGCCGCCGAAATTTCCTTCCTGCTTCAAACGAACCTTCCGCCGAATGAAGACGGCGAAGGCGTGACGCATTTGGACCCCGGCACCGTGATCGAGTTTTGCAGAAATGCGGGCTTGTCGCTGCCGGAAGGCTGGACGGCCTCGCAGCTGAAGTCGGAACAGCCGACCAGCACGTTTTCTGAATTTGTGCGGGCGAAAATGCGTGAAGCGGCGCGTGCGCTTTCCATGCCGCTGAATGTTGCGCTGGGAGATTCCAGCGGCTACAACTATGCGTCCGGCCGCCTCGATCATCAAACCTATTTCCGAAGGATAATCGGCGAACGAAACCGGATCGCCGACGTCGTGCTGGACGACATTTTGGAAACATACGAAAGCCTGGATCGGATTTTCTATCCTGAAGACTACGACGGAGACGTGGAAATCGATCACGAATGGATGTTCGATGGTTTCTCGCATGTTGACCCGATGAAAGAAGCGAACGCGCAATCGGTCCGCCTGAATGAATCCAGAACGACGACACTGGCCGAAGAATGCGGCGCTGAAGGCAAAGATTACATGAAGGTTTTGCGTCAGCGGATAAAGGAAGAGGCCGTCGAACGAAAACTGCGGCAGGCTTACGGCTTGCCGGATCGAAACGAACCCGCAACGGGAAAACCGAAAGGAGACACGGACGACAATGCCGAATAACCTGATAACGACGCTTCAGATCGAAGCGGCCGAAACAAAAAAAGACCTGGCCAATGTGGCGGGCGTCGCCTATTCTGGCGGAGAAATGAATCAATGGTGGTCGAACATTCCGCTGGTGATCGATCTTCAGGGAATGGAAATCGCCCCACAAATTCCGCTTTTACTATCGCACGAAAATCACCCGCTGACACGGCTGGGCGTCGTCACGGCGCGCGTCGAAGGCGGAATGCTGCTGATCGAAGGCGGGATCGACACTTCGACGGAGAACGGAAAAACCGTCGTCGAACAGGGCAAAAAATACGACTGGCAGCTGTCGATCGGGGCCGATATTCTGACGTCCGAACGAATGATGGACGAAGAGGAACGCACGATCAATGGTAAGGCTTTTAAGGGCGGCCACCTGGTCGTGAAGAAAGCGCGGCTGCGCGAAGTTTCCGTCGTGGCCGTCGGTGCTGATATGGAAACTCACATGCGAATCGCGGCGAGTTTTGAACAAAACAACGTCCACAACCCCAAAAGTAAAGGAGCGAACATGGACAAAAAGACCGAAGATCCCGCCGCCACTCCGGCGGCAACCCCCGCGATCAATGCGGGAGAAGACAACGCTGCCACCATTCGCGCAGCGGCAGAAGCGGCCGCCAAAGAAGCCGTCGAAGCTGCGCGCGCCGAAGAGGTGAAACGCATCGAAGCGATCAAGGCAGCGACGAAGGACTATCCCGAAATCTGCGAAAAGGCAATCGCGGGCGGCTGGGATGAACAGAAGACGAAGGACGTGATCGCCAGCGTCGAATCCGTCACGAAAGACCTGAAGGCGAAGCACGGCGGCGGAAACATCATCATCCGCACCGGTCCGACGATCGACGAAAAGACGCTCGAAGCGGCGCTGTGCTTCAAAGTCGGAATCAAGGAAGAAACGATTAAGGCCAGCTGCGGCGAACAGGCCATGGACGTCGCCGACGATCATCTTCGCGGAATTTCCCTGAAGGAAGTCATGATCGAAGCGGCCAGAATCGGCGGCAAGGACGTCGGCGTCGGTTTCTCCAACGACACGATCAAGGCCGCGTTTTCTTCGGCCGTTCTTCCTGGCATTCTTTCCAACGTCGCGAACAAGCGGTCCCTTCAGGCTTTCCAGGCCCAGGAATCGATCGCCGAAAAGCTGTGCAGCGCTGGCGACCTCAATGATTTCAAGGTTTCGGAGCGCTACCGCCTGACCGACATCGGCGATCTGGAACAGGTTTCCCCGAGTGGTGAAATCAAGTCCGGATCTTTCGGCGAGGACAAGGCGACGAACCAGCTTCAGACCTACGGCAAACTGTTCGTCCTGACCCGCGAAATGATCTACAACGACGACCTCGGCGAATTCTTGAAGATCCCGACCGCGATGGGTATGCGCGCCAAGCGCAAGATCGACCAGGTTTTCTTTGAACGCCTGCTTTCCAACCCGACCCAGGCCGACGGAAAGGCGCTGTTCCACGCGGATCACAAGAACTACAAGACCGGCACTACCTCGGCGCTTTCCGTCGACAGCCTCGAAAAAGCGATCGCGCTTTTCCTGAACCAGACGGACAGCGACGGCCAGCCGATCGCCGTTTTCCCGAAATTCCTTCTGGTCCCGACGAACCTGTTCCCGCTGGCGCAGCGTCTCACCACGAGCGCGCTTCTGATTGGCGCGAACGACGTCACGCCCGCGTCGAACATCATTCCGAAATACGGAATCGAACCGCTGGCGTCTCCCTACCTCGACAACGCCAAGTACCCGAACCATTCCGACACGGGCTGGTATCTCTTCGCGGATCCCGCGCAGTGTGACACGTTCGAGATCGGCTACTTCCAGGGCCGCAGAACCCCGACTGTCGAACACGGCGACACCGATTTCAACACGCTCGGAATGTGGTTCCGCTGCTATTTCGATTTCGGCATCCGCGAGCAGGATTATCGCGGCGAAGAATTCAACAAAGGCAAAAACTAATCGAAAGGAGCCTTTAAGATGAGCGCAAAATACATTCAGCCTGGCAAGGCCATCGACATCACCGCCGCCGGAAATATCGCCGCGAACGACGTCGTCGTTTTCGGCGGCATTGTCGGCGTCGCCCACGACCCGATCACGTCCGGCGGATCCGGCGCGATCCAGATCGAAGGCGTCTATGAAATGCCGAAGGAAAGCGGCCTGGCCATTTCCGGCGGCGCTGCCGTGAATTGGGACACCACTTCCGGCTACGTCACGACCTCTTCGGGCGGCGTCGCGTGCGGCAAGACTGTCGCACCGGCCGAATCGTCCGCGACCGTCGTTCTTGTCAAGCTCGGCTAAAGGCGGCGCGGCATGTCGATCTTTGATCTTGTAGATTCCATTTCGGACGAAATGTTCGACGTCACCGGATCGCCGATCACGTATCAACGCGACGGCGTGACGATCGCGGCCGACATTCCGGCGAAAATCGGGTCCACACTTTTCAGGACCGACGACCGCAACGGAATTACTCTCCGCGTCGAACAGCGCGATTTCATTATTCGCGTTTCCGACGCGGGGAGCCTTGACGAACCGAAGAAGGGCGACGAAATAATCTGGGCGGGGAAGGTCTACATGGTTTCAGCGCCGAACAACGAACCGTGCTGGCGCTGGCATACCAGGCAGACACACACCCAAATGCGGATCCACGCGAAGTATATCGGCGATCCGGAACCGGCGACCGAACAGCAGAACGACCAGGAACAGGAGAACGACGACGAATGAGCACGCCGAGCAGTAGCACCGTAAAAACGCTGGCGCAGGATATAGTGAACGTCATTTCGACGATCACCTATAACACCGAAACGCTTTCTGCCGTCGTCGACTTTGTGCCGGATCTTCCGCTGTCGAAGGTCAAACAGCGCCAGATCGTCGTGACGCCGTATGGCTACAGCCGCGACCCGCTGGCGCGCGGCCGGTCCGACGTCGGCGCAAGAATCGAAGTCGGAATCGTCGAAAAGATCGCGCTGTCCGACGTCGACGATCGGCTGCTGCTTGTCGAAACGATAATGAAGGCGCTGGACCGTCTGACCCTGACGACGAAGGCGGCCATAATTGTCCGGATCGAATGCGACCCGATGTACGACGCGGAAATCCTGAAGACCACCCGTGTTTTTCTGTCGGTCATTACCTGTACGGTAAAGGTGCTGGCCGATGATTAACAAGCACGTGACGACAGAATGGGACGAAAAGCCGCTTATGCGGGCGACCCGAAGGGGAAGCTGGCAAGTGTTGAAGCGCGTCGCGGCGTATGCGCGCGGCGTCGCGCGGCGAATGGTGAAGCGACGGAAGCATAAAAGCTCACCGCCTGGCCGACCGCCGTATGCACACAACGCGGTTTTCAAATCGTCCATCCTGTATGAAGTTGATTTCAACAACTTTTCGGCATACGTCGGCCCGCGCTTCCTGAAGGAGAAGCGCCGCAACGTATTTAACAAACCCATTCCGAATATCCTCGAATTCGGCGGACTGGCCGCCAACGGCGCGAACCCGAACTGGTGGAAGCAGGGACGTTTCCCAGACATAAAGACCGAAGCCGATATTGCGAACTACGCGAAAAAGCTCGGAACCGGTCCGGCATTCTGGGGCGAAACTATGGCGTCCCTGACGGCGAAGATGAAGAAAGGCGGACGTGGGAAGAAATACGAAGCGGCGCGTGCCAGCGGATCGCACAGCCACAACGCGCAGTACCAGAGATATTCGCGTTTTTCGCCGATGAAGGGGAAGCGCGTTTGGCTTTCCTCGATCAAGATCAAAGGCGAAAAGGCCGCGCAGAAAGTCGCCCGCACGATCGTCGAAGTGTTCGGTTTCCCGAACACGAACGGCTATATTCCGATCGCCGCCCGTCCCCTTATGGGACCGAGCTTACAAAAAACGAAACCGTTTATCTATCAATGCCTGCAAAACTCAATCACGAAGGAGTAACACAAAATGGCTATTGTTCTTGGTATGGACTGCAAACTGTATATCGGCGTGGCTGGTACGAAGGCCACGACCGAAATGCAGGATGTGAAAAACGTCACGCTCAATCTTGACAAAGGCGAAGCGGACGTCACCACGCGCGGAAACAACGGCTGGCGCAAATACGTCGGCACGCTGAAGGAAGCGTCCCTGGAATTCGATCTGCTCTACAACAACGCGCAGAACAGCGAATACAAACAGCTCCTGAACGCCTATCTGAACGGGACCACGCTTGCCCTGTTCGTCGGCGAAAGCGCTTCCGACGGCCTGGACGCCGACTGGACGATCACCGGCTTCAACAAGACGCAGGATCTCGAAGACGCGTCCGCCGTTTCCGTCACCGCAAGGATCGCGCCGTCCGCGCGAAACCCGCAGTGGCTCGGCAATTCCTGAAATTCCCTCAAAAACCCGTCCCCCTCGGTTTCTCCCGCTGGCGTGTTCTCGTCCACGTCACGCGGGAGTTTTTCTAAACCAGAAAGGAAAACATGAAAACTTTTACCGACAAAAAAAACAGAAAGTGGGAACTTGAATTGAACGTCGGCAGCGCCCGTCGCGTGAAGGACGAAACCGGCGTCAACATGCTCAATCTGCTTTCCCTGGAATCCAACGGCAGAGCCTCGACGGAACCGCTGGAAAAGCTGATCGACGATCCGTTCGCGCTGGTGAATGTGCTATGTGTACTTTGCCGGAAGCAGGCGGAAAAGGAAAACATTTCGGACGAAGAATTCGCCGAACTTTTCGACGCCGACGTGCTTGTGGCGGCGACCGACGCGCTGATCGAAGAAATTATAAATTTTTCCCCTGCCGCGAAACGAAAAGCGCTGATGAAGTTTTACCAGACGGCGCAGCGGATCGCGGCGGCAAAAGAAGCGGAACTGGAAAAGACGCTGAACGACGGAACCATAGACGCGAAAATCGAAGAGGAAATGAAGAAATTATATACCGGATCGCAGGCGTCCTCGGTATCAATCCCGATCCGTTCACCTTCCGGCAGCTGATATGGATGCAGGAAGGCCGGGGGGAATTTGAATGGGCGCAAACCGCGAACATTCTGGCGCTTCACCTGAACATGAACAGGAAGAAAGGAGCGCCGCCGATTGACCCGCAACGGCTGAACCCGTTCGCAGAGCACGAACGGAAGAAGAACGCGACGAAAATTCAACTGAACGCGAAAGAATCGGGGGAAGTTTTGAGAGCGATTTTCTGCAAAAAGTGATTATGGCCGGATGTGCTGCAAAGAGCGCGTCCGGCCTTTTTTCGAGAAAAACGCGAAATGCTTGTCCGTTTTTCCTTTTTTCGGCGCGAATATAAAAGAGTGAAAACAAGAAAACCGGGACCAGGAGCACAGGAATGTCATTTGGCGCAGTAATGGCCGGAGCTGCCTTTATTAAGCTCACTTTGGACGACGCAAGCCTGCAAAAAGGGCTTGAACATGCGCACGGCAAGCTGAAAGCGTTTAAGTCGGCCGAAATCGTCGTAAACCAGATGGCCACGGCATTCACCGCGTTAAATGTGCCGGTAATCGGGGCCATGAAATCTTTTGCGAAATTCGACGACCAGATCCGCATGGTCCGCGCCGTGACCGGCGCGACGTCCGACGCTATGAATGACCTGACCGAACAGGCGAAAAAGCTCGGCCGTGAAACGTCCTTTACCGCGTCCGAAGTCGCGTCCGGTATGCTGGCGCTTGGCCGGATGGGCTTATCTCCGGAAGAAATCAAAAACACGATCCGGCCGATGATGGATCTTTCCCGCGTGACCGGCACGGATCTTAGCCAGGCGGCCGAGATTGCCGCGAATAACATGCGCGTGTTTGGCCTGAAGGCGGAAGACATGACCGGGATCGCCGATATTCTGTCCGTCACGGCGAACAGCAGCGCGCAAACCCTGACAGACCTGGGCGAAGCGCTGAAGATGGCCGGACCGCACGCGCGGCGCGCTGGCGCTGATCTGAAAGACACCGCCGCCGCGCTTGGTATTCTGGCGAATATGGGCATAAAAGGAAGCCTCGCCGGAACCGCACTTGGAAAAAGCTATAAAAAACTGGCGGATCCGAAGACGATCGACTATCTGAAGCAATACAACGTCCGGACCTTGAACGCGGACGGCTCGATGCGTAGAATGCGCGACACCCTCGTCGATATTGCAAAAGCTATGGAGAAAATGACGAACGCTGAACAGATCGCGTTCGCTGAAAAGGTTTTCGACGCGCGCGGATCCCTGGGCGGCGGCACGCTGGCCGTCAACACGGCCGCGATCGACGATTTCGTGAAGAAGCTGGAACAAGCCGAAGGCGAAACCGCGAAGAAAGCCGAAGAAATGGAAGCGGGAATCGGCGGCGCGCTGCGTCGCCTGGGATCCGCTGCGGAAGGCGTTTCGCTGGCATTCGGCGAACTGATTTCCGTTTCCTTCCTGCCGATGGTCGAACAGCTGTCCGACGTGTGCGGCTGGCTGCGCCGGATCATTTCGGAAAACGACAAGGCGATCGGATCGTTTTCGAAGTGGCTTTATATTTCCCTGGGAATCGGGGCCGCGCTGAAGGTCGTTTTTATGCTCGGCCACGCCTTGAAAGCGCTTATTATTCCGGCCGTGAAACTGGCCGTCACGTTCGCGAAATTTGTCGTTTCCGCGAAGGCGGCCGCGCTGGGAATGGCCGCGCTGAATATCATTCTAAATCCGATGGTAATCACCTTTGCCGCCGCTGCGGCCGTTCTGGCCACGATCGCAATTTCCACGCGGAATGCGGCACAGAGAATGCGCGAGTATGCCGACGCGCAGCACGCGGCGGCAGAAGAGGCGTCGAAACTGCGCGAAGCTGGCGACAAGCAGAGGCGAGAAGACCGCGCGAAATATGAACGGCTGCGGGAGCTGGAAGAGATTTCCAAAAAAGCAGCATTGACGGCCGACCAGCTGCGCGAAGCAGAATCGATCATAGACGAGTTGGAACCCTACGGCAGCAAATACTGGTCGATGCTCGACAAGATCCAGGGAAAGCTGATCCTGACGGCCGACGCGCAGCGGAGCTTTAACAAAGAGCTGAAGAAATCGGCCGAAATGCAGATCCAGAACGAGATCGACGCACTGGAAGCCGAGAAAGCCGCGATCGAAGCCGAAAACGAAGGGCTGATGGGCTATCGTTTCCATAACAATCTGGCGGCGCTGCTTGGTTTCCAGGATGAAGCCGTCGCGCAGATCGAAGCCAACGGGAAGAAGGCGTCCGCCGTTTTCGGAAAAATCCTGGAAGCGAAATCGCGCCTGAAAAGGATTCAGGCCGGCGACCTGGACGCCGCATCCAACGGAAAAGGCGTTTATGGCAGCGCTGGCGGCCTGCTTGCGGATCCGGACGAAGACGAAGAAGCGACGAAGGAAGTGACGAAAGCGCTTGAAAAGCTGAAAGACCTTGAAGAAGATCTGGCCAGGGAGCGCCGAACGGACCTTGAAAACGAAATCGCGAAAATTCAGAAACTCCGCGAAGAATACAAAAAAAATATTGATCTGCTGCTGAAGGAAAAACAAGCCGCATTCGAGGCGGCGAAGGCCAGCGGAAAAGACGAACGCGCGATCGAGCTTAGCCTGGACGTCGCAAATCTTCGCCGCCAGCAGAAAGCCGCTATGGCAGGCTATGACCAGATGGAAGCCGACGCCAGGAAGAAAGACGCAGCGAAGCGCGAAAAGGAGCGCCGCGAATACGAACGTTTCATGGACGACATGCAGAGGGAAGCGGAAGAAAAAGCGCTTGGCCGCGAACTTGACGCCATGAACAAGAACAAGGAATACACCGGCCTGCAGTCCTATCTGAATATTCTTATCGACAGCCAGGGAAAAATCTTGAACCAGGCCGTGACCGAATATAACGACAAGCTGACGGCCTTCCTGGACAAGAATTCCGAAGGCGGCGAAGAGATCGTCGAAGCCGAAAAGGACGTGCTGCGCGAAATTCAGGACGCGATCAACGAAGCCAGCGGGAAGATCGAAAACTACACGGAACGCCTGCAACGCGCACAGGAAGCGGCCGCCGAGGCCGAGAAGGTCCCGGAAGCGCGCGTCGTCGGCGCTTGGAGTTTGGCAGCGCTGGAACAGCTTTTCAGCCCGTCCGCGATCGATCGCACGGCGCACGCGACGGAAAAGCTGGTCACGCAGCAGGACAAGCAGTTGTCGCTTCAGGATCGCATGAACCGCACACTTACAGACATAAAACAGAAAAACCAGGTTGTCTACGGGAACTAAAAAATGCCGAACGTTTCAGAATCTTATGATGCTCATGTTGCGAAAATCGCTGCCGATGGATCCTTGCGGTCCGTGGAAGTGATGTATGTGGTGCTGGACGCGATCACCGAGGAAGCGGCGCTGGAAGCCGTTCGCGCGAAAGCGGCGTCCCAATACAAAAACGTGCCGCTGGATTATATCGAAGTTGCGTCCAGGGACGCGGAAACGACGTATCACGTGCGGGCCGTTTATGAAGACCAGACCGGCAGCAGCGGCGGCGGATCGAACGACGACGACACGCCCACAATGTCGTTTGACTGCGGCGGCGGCCAGCGACACGTCACGACGGCGCTTTATCAGACGCACTACGGCAACCATTCCGCATACGGAGATATTAAGCTGGTAGGATGGAATGGGAAAGTCGGATCTGACATGCAGATTTCCGGCGTCGATGTTCCGACGGCACAGCCGCGCCTGGTTTTCTCGAAATATATTCCGTACAACGAGGCGACGGCAACGCGCTATATGCGGAATAGTTGTGCCCTTGTCGGCTGCGTGAATCGCGACAAATTCTGGGGCTGGAACCCCGGCGAAGTGATGTTCCTCGGAAATTCCTTCGGGACGCAGCTAAAGCACGTGAACAAGGTGCAGATCCAGTTTAATTTCGCGATCCAGCTGGCCGAAACAAAGAAAATTCGGCTGGCCGGAAGCTCGGCAGAAACGACGATTACCAAAAAGGGCTTTGAATATGTGTGGATCATTCCGAAAACGGAAGTGAAAGACGGAATGCCGGTCGTTGAAATCGACGATTTCTTCGTCGCCGGCGTGATCGAAGCCAGGGATTTTTCAGCGCTGGGGATTTGAAATGGGCTTTTATGGAGATGTAAAACCTGGGGACGATTTCGAGCCGTCGGCCTCTTTGTCGAATGACGTCCGCCACTTTTTAAACCGGCTGAACGGTTTCGGTGGTGGTCCCATTACGGCCGGAAATCCTGGTATAATCCGGATTCCGGTTTACAATGCGACGTCGGATGTGCTGGAAGTCGGGAAAGCAGTTTCGATTGACATTTCCGGCACTATTGCAAATAGTTGTTATCCGGCGATCGCGTTTTCCGACATGCTGCCGTGCTATGGCGTCCTGGTAAAAGATCTGGATCCGGCGGAAGCGGGCGACTGCATTTTGTCCGGCCTGGGCGTCGTCCAGATTGCCAGCACACCCGCAACGGGAAATTATGCGCTGCCTGGAACGGGCGGCGTGTTCGTGCGCGGCGACGATGGCGTGCCGATCTTGAATGTTTCAGGAACTGCTGCCGTCGTGATGCTGGGAGCTGTGAAGACGTCCGGCGGCGGACCAGCGCCGACGTCGGAATATAATGGACCGTTCAAGATCGAATACATCAAGCAGCAGCCAAACGGCGATCTGCTTGTCAGCGTCTATAAAGGAAACGTCAGTATGGGCCACGGCGGTGGAAATCTTTCTTATACCGGCGGCCTGGTTACGATTCCATATAACACGGCCGGACGCGTATATCTTCATGGATTCCGCACTGTCGATCATGCAGGCGGCGTTTATACTGATTTTTGCGTCGATGCAATCGGGACCAGTACGACGAAAAAAGGATATAAAGACGAATTTCAAGTCGAGCTGGGGCAAATATCTGGCGGAAGGGCTATTCAAATTCAATCTGGGGACGTGGTGATGCCGCATGTTGTAACGCCGACTTTATATGGTGGCTTGCGTTATCCGTCTTCCTCTTCTTATGGAAATGATAAGTATAACTATCTGGAAATGAAACCCGCGATAAACGGTAGTCGCGGCGGCGTTATGATTTGTTCAAACATGATTTCGTCTTATCTTTACGTGCCGGACAAGGACGCCGCGCCGACGGTGAATGCAGTAAGCAATTTTGTTTCGGACTGTGTTTTGTCGTTTTGTCGGCAGATCATAAACACGAACAATCTTTATGATCCATTCCAGAATGAAAGATCCGATTTCCTGCCGCCGAGTAGTCCGACGATTTCTGCAAATATCACGTCCGCGACAAATGGTGCAGTAGTGCTTACGGCGAATTATAGTTCTGATTCCGTGCAGAAACAATATTCTATCGACGGCGGAAACTTTTGGAATATTTATCCGTCCAGCGGCGGCGTCCAGATAGAATCAAACGGGATCGTGTATTTTCGCGGCATTGATTCGTACGGGAACATATCACCGGCCGGACAGTATGAAGTTTCAAACATTGACAAAGAAACGCCGATGATGCCGACGATTTTTGCCAATACCGCGCCCACGTCGTCGGCCGTAAAAGTCACTGCTGCCTTTGCGGGCGACGCGAAGAAAAACGAATACAGCATTGACGGCGGAAGCACGTGGACGAATTATCCTTCAGGCGGCGTTCAAATGGCGTCGAATGGAACAGTTATTTTTAGAACTGTTGATAGTGCCGGAAATTCGGCGTCACGTTCTTATGCCGTGACGAATATCATTAACTCATAACGAGGAAAGACACATGCAGGACATTTTATTTTACGCGACGGCGAACGAAACACTGGCGACGGTCCGCGACTACGCGAACGCGAAGACCGTCGCCGCGCCGACGCTGAC